TTAATTTTTTACCCTGGTCATTATCCATGCTCCAATAGCACCTCCCGATATTAATATTTTTATATGTTCCCATGACCATTCAAATAAAATGATGGTGGCAAATACTGTACAAACAAAGGCTCCATCTAATAAATATTTCTTTTTCATTTGATTTTCCTCCTCAAATATCTTATACTTTGAGTAAGCAGAGGGCTTTCGCCCTCTACCCACGGCCTTCATTTACGCTTCTTCTTCCTAGGGATTCGGCGTTTTGGAGGCTTTTTCTTTTTGGCGAACCATATCTGCAACACTGTTAACAGTACGGTTACTAACCATTGCCAATCTTGTTTGTCTATCACTCTTACCCCCTTTCTATATCTTAATTATACACGTGTTTAATTAAGATGTCAATACTATTTGTTAAAAATCCACATAAAAAAGCCCCGGCACTGATACGTTTTGTATCAGTACCGGGGCTTTGTCATTTTACTACCGTACCGTTGTCTGATCCGTCGGCGCGGTTGCTTCTCAATATATCTACCACTCAATTACATTGTATGTCGCCGTCGCACCCTTAAAACTTGATCCACTAAAATGAGCCAACGCCTCCACACGGCCCTGCTCGTATCCGATCGTTTCATAGGCTTTGCTATCAACCATGGTAGCCCCGGCCTTAATCCGGTGGTTTTTCCGCAGATCTATTTTATAAACATCAACCTTCTGTTGATCCGCCGGCAAAACTTTGCCTGTAGCATCTTTTTCGATCGGCGTTACCACGGTTCTGTCTGTCTTTTCCAAGGCCGCCGGCGGTAGCGTCGGATCGTTATCAGCAATCTGCCTTTCTACGATATCAGCGGCTCTTTCGACATTTGGAGCGGTCACGTAATAATTGGCCACTGGTGACGTTTTCCCGGTCTGCACCTTATCAAGTGCCGCCTGTAACAGCTTGGCATTTTGCTCAGAGATATTAAGCTTGTTTTGCAATGTGTTGGTATTATCAAGCAGCTCCTGCGACATTTGCGTCGGCTGCTGATCTTCGGCGACTGCCGCGGCATTATGCTTACCGATAAAATACATCGCAATGAGCAAGGCAATAAAGGTGCCGGCAATCAGCGGCACCTTATATTTTTGTACATATTCTTTTATTTTATCCATTAGATTACCCCCAAGATTCTGCCAGCAATCAGCCCTAAGAGCACAAGCTCCACGCCCTTTACTACTTTGTCACCATACTTCTGGATAAAGGTTTGCTCAATTGCAGTCGCTGCCGTTTCGACTTTATCGACTTCGGCCGCCTTGAGCTGTTCCATTGCTGCTTTCATTTTTTCGATATCTTGTTTAATTTGTTCATTCATTTAAATACACGCTCCTAAATTTAATTTGATTTTTTGTTTTGGAATTACTTTATCGGCTAAACGGACCGTCGCCATATGCCGGAACATCATATGCAGACAAATCAATGCCCGCGACATACTGATATGTGCTTTCTGCTCGATTTTCATATCCTGGTGCGTATTCTTCACAATCGGCAGCTGTAGCGTATTCATCACGGAACATGTCGCGCATGGTTTCCAGTGATCGCAGATTATAGCCCCTTTCCTGCCGACGCTGTAAAAATTTCGATACGACTCGATGGCTTGTAGGGCACCATATCCCCGCATAGATCAAGCAACGGCTATCATCGAATTTTTCAACAGCCTGCAATGCATCCACATAGACAGCTGTATCTTCGGCCAACATATCAATTTGAGCTTGCTGCCCTTCGGGGCTATCAAGCAATGTTGCCAAAGCATTGATCTCGCCGGCAGCTTCGATGTCGCTGTATGTTCGACCGAGAAATTTATCGCCGCCGGGGATATTCCCCAGCAAATTATCCGCGCGGCCTCCCTCCCATTGACTACAGCCAATACTCGGATAATCGCCAGCTGTGCTGCAGGATACAGCATCACAGCCACCCTCCACACCAGTGTTGATTAAACCTTTGGCTATTTCTTGTGCAAGTTCTTCATTTGTCATAAAACATCATCCCTTCTTTGCCCTGGCATAATCCCTGGGCCTGTATTAAATTTGCTGTCCACCAACCATTTAAAGAGACCAACCAACCCGGCCCCAATTGCACCGACACCCTGCCAGCAAGATCCCAAATCAAAATGCATACCAAAAAGGGCATTCGCGTAGTAGCCAATGCCCCAAGATACCAATACAAACATGGCGGCGAATAAGCCGAACGCCATGCAGATGGTCGAAATATGTTTTTGCATCCAATTCACCCCACCAGCTCCTTACTTGTTTATTGCGCCATATATGGCAATTCCTGTCGTTACCATCCAAGCAACTAACCCGGCATATCCATATTGCGATTTTTCACGCTCGGCCAGCATTGTTTCGACTCTTGCCAATCGATCCGATAAATTATCAATTTTATTAAAAAGCCTCTGAATTACATCGTCACCCACTGTATCCTCTCCTCTGGGCATAAAAATAACCGCTTCCCAGCGGCTTGCCTTTTCTAGTCCATAGCAATATTTTCAGTTATGACATATCCATTTTTAAATATGTCGATAGCTGTGATTTCGTGGCCGTAGATTCAATATACCGCAACCCAAATAATATACTGCCGCCAATTTCTGACAATGGGGCTGCCGCATTAAATAGGGCGGATATTGTTTTTATGCCAATAACCGCTGCCGGGGATGTCCCATCCATTATAATCGTGCCCCCGGCATCAATCACGGCAAGCGGCTGTTCCAAATAATATCCGTTATATGCTGCGTTTCGGTGAAACGTCCATAAGCCGCCAAGGCTCGAACCTGCATCTAAATTCAAAGGCTGTGTTATATAAATCTCTTTTGCTGTTAAGCAAAAAGATATTCTTTTCCCTGTACTTAGTTTACCTATATACGCAAACCTGTCCTGCCCGCCAGTATCATATAACATTATCCAAGGTGCTGCGGCATCATAGTATAAAGTTAAACCGCTTCGTCTGTTATCCCAGCTTTCAGAATAAACGGCAATAGGCGCGCTTAATGTAAATGTTGTACCTGATACTGTGCCCATTTCTATGGTGATAGGATAAGCATCTGAATTTCCGCACATTCTAAGGCGCAGATAATAACCACTTGGCACCAAAGGGCTTGAAAAAACGGCCGAAACGGCTGACGGTGTCCCTATTGTGTCAGTGACAAGCCCCGCGGCTTTTAATTTATTGTAAATCCCTAAACAAAGTTCCGAACCACTTATAGCTATTTTCATCACGCTCATATAATCATCCCTTTCAAATTGAACTTGTACTTATGTTCGATTGGCTGAAAATAAACGGTGAAAGTATGCCTGTTGCTTTTGTGATGGTCAAACAGGCCATTACCCCCATACTTCCGCCTGTTTTAATGTCTAAAACCTTAGGCACAAGGCTTGACAATGCTTCTGTATTTTCTGCCGTTATGCCCTTTGCCGTTAGATTTGCCGCCAAATTATTCCGCTGCGTCTGTAATTTTATTAATGCTGTTGCTATGCTCATTTTCTCAACTCCCCACGATGGCAGAAATCGCTGATTCCAGCCCAAATATTGCGGCTAAATCGGTTTGAAATTCTTCTTCCGTCCCTGTATAACCGCCAGCAGCAGCACTTTGGTATGCTGATTTCCCTGCTATTCCTGCATCTCCTTTTTCTCCTTGAATTCCCTGCGGGCCAGCTGGGCCCATATCGCCTTTGGGCCCTTGTGAACCAACCGCTCCAGTTTCACCCTTATCGCCTTTGAGGCCTTGATCACCTTTCGGACCGGGTTCGCCAGCATCACCTTTTTCGCCTGAGTTCCCTTGCGGACCGGTTAGGCCAGCAGCCCCCTTTTCTCCCTGAATCCCTTGCGGCCCGGCCGGACCGATATCGCCTTTTTCTCCCTTTTCGCCTTTTTCGCCCTGGATACCGATGGGGCCAACCTCGCCTCTCCCCCCTTGAGGCCCTTGTGGGCCGGTGTCTCCTTTCTCTCCTTTTGGGCCAGGGGTTCCCGTATTTAAGACAACGGTAACGTCCTTCTGCTCTTCTACCGTCGCTGTAACGTTATTCAATTTGCACACCTCCCCAAATATCAAAAGTCCCTGATAGCAAGTAAATACCGACACCATCAGCTCGTTCCATTTTTATGTCAAAATAATAAGTTTTTACTTTATCATAAGTAGTTGCGGCAGGGATAGTCGCTGTTACTTCATCAGCCATCGATACAACGATTTTCCCCGCAGATGCATCAATAATACTGCATTCTATAGTAGCAACCTTTGCCTGTCCTGGTCGTTCCCTGACGGCCCCGGTTATTTTTGCACCAGTAATATCCCGCGGCGTTTTCCCATCTTCCTGCGTGACCGTTATACCTAAAGACCAAGTTTCCCCCTGGCGAATATTAAATTTTTGGTCATTCATCCGTATTGCTTCCTTTCCATATTTCCTTTAGATTCGATCGTATAACATTAAATTTTCCAGTGCTCATTTTTTCAAATTTTGTGTTAAAACAAAAATCCGGCTTGAAAATATTTTTTTCTTCTCCATCTTTTACAAAGGTAACTGTATTGTTCACCGTTGCTCTGAAACCACCAAAACCACTTTGCAAATTTATCAAATATCCATTTTTATACGGCACAACGCATTTTACGCCAAAATTAGACCCGCCTTCCCATCCATTAACCTGGGACAAAGGATGCACCAATATTTCATCCCCCCCATCCTTTTGATATAAAGATAAAGGATCATTATTGGGATAGTTATTGGTTGCAATATAATAAAATCCATCATTTATTGGGATTTTTAAGGCCCCGACTAAATTATTCACCGCATAACTTCCATCAGCTGTTACATCGATTTCGTAATACTCTGTTATTGTTTTATTGGTTACATTTCCGTTTCCATCATTTTTTTCTTGTATCCATGTTGCTGTTTCCCCTAAATATTTACATTCGCCATTTTCATCAATTGCCACATACATTGTGTTGATGCTTGTACTCCATATCCATGAATTCTCTTGGCCATCATACGCCTTTTCTACTTTTCGCTTGATCAAATTATAAATATCATGCAACGCCGTACTAAAATCAAATACTATTTCATCATCTTTATATATTTTAATATCACCTTCTGTTATCGATCCCGGTGCAGACCCATAAACAAGTGCAACGCTTGTGGAAAAATCTCTATTCCATATGCAAAAAAGTACGTCATCTTTCTCATTTATATTTGCATTTAGCGGAACGCCTTTTAACGTTGCAACCGTTTTCCCTGTCATCAAATTATGAACATCAACCGTTTGTGTATTGGAGTCCGTTGTTTGTAAAAAATACGCTATATTTTTATTATTCACAAACAAGTAATCATAAAAAAAGCTCTGTTCATAATCATCATATTTTTTATATGATGCATTCGATACTGTCCCAAAAGAAAATTTTCCTTCCAGATATGAAAAACATGGAATAATATCCATCACTCCGCTTATAACGGCACTGCCGCCGGTAGGCATATGCCCAAAAACCACATTCCCATTTACCCATGCATAATCGCCTGGATTAAAAACTTTATTCCCCACAGGGAAAACGACGCTGCCGTCAGCAGTAGTCAATGAGCTATCATTTACAGCTATTATTTTGACTTGCCTCATGCGCCAATCACCACCACTAAAGTTTTGGATTCATTTAAAAAGCACCATGCATAATCACCATCCGCACAAGCTGCATCCGATGCTACCGTATAAGGATAATACACCCCATTTATTAAAATAGTTGATCCGGATATTTTACCCCGGCATGGTGCCGAATCATTATTTTTCATGGTTTTAAAGGTGTCGCCTATATATTTTGCCAATCCAGATACGCCATTGCTCATCAATACCACCTCACAAGTTCAATCGATTGCTTATTGGTTTTAGGATCTTGGATAATTGTATTTTTTTCCAAAAAATATATATTTCCATCGAAAGTAACTGTTTTCGTAAAATCAATGATGCTATCCATGGCAAAAACATCCATGATTATGCGTTCTTCTATTTTCCCATTCAGCCATTCAATTGCCTCCGTCAGCATTCGCAACGTAGACTCTCCAACCACAGGGAAATTCGTATCAATCAAAGATGAACCAGGTAATTTTTTTCCCACGCTTCCGCTACTGTATTCACTTCCCATGCTCCGATTTGCTTCATTTATGCAAAATATAGAGGCTTTCCCTCCTGGTTTACCTTGCCCCATACTCGCACCGACTGGTTCACCGTCAGCCTCTACCGTTGTCCCATAAAATCCATGTCCTATAGCCACATGCCTGGTTACCCTTACGCTTTTTGTTGGCGGCGTAGTAGTTAAATCCATTATCGTTTCTGTTTCCATCCCCAGAATTGTATCATTAGACGTATGGGCATAATCATATACGGTTGTCGATGTGCTTTTTGAACCGGATCTAGTTTTCCGCGATACGCAGCCATTACTATAAGAGTAGGTTGTTACTTCATCGCCATGTGATTCGCTGACTAAAAGGCCCCCAGCATAAGCTGCGGATTGATCCCCAAATTCAATACTTCCCGAAAAAGGAATAGGCGAAACAACAACAGAAGTGGACGTGTCTGATCCATTTCCCGACCACATGGATCGAATAATTTTACGCGCAATCTCAGGCCTTGTATGTGGGGCTTTAATTTCAATGTTTCCCAGTTCTCTGCCTCGTTGGATTACATAGAATTTATCCCTACGTAAAAAAACATTAATTTGTCTTTGTGGCAAAGAACTTGTCCAGCCGAACAAGGAACTAATGATATTTTTATATGTCGCTCCTGCTGTTGAAAGATCCGCCGAAGATTGAAAATCGTCAATACTTACAACCGCTGATTTTCCCAGGGCATCAGCAATAGCCTCAGCATGGCGACTAGCACCCGATGCATTTGGCACGCTATACGAAATAGGCGTACACAAAAGCAAATCCACATCATACATGCCCGTAATCGACTGTACATCTTCGGTTTGTCTGCTCGCTTCCACCAAAAAACTATATTCAAAATCCAAAATATTTCCCTGGACTGCATCATTTATATTTAATGGTTTTACGGTTTCCACGGCAAACGTATCACTTATGGTTTTTGCGGCTATGGTTATAGCAATAGACTTTATCCCTGTTGGGCTCTTTTGTGCCATCACTGGACTAAGCACCACCGGCAACCGGCGAACCATTTCGCTTTTAAAAGCAGTTGATGCCGCTACTATTCGCTTTGTACCTATTTTCAACGAAACGCTTTTATGCACGGCACGCAGTGTTTTTACAAAAAACAAACTCGATACGTCTTTGTGCGTAATTCGCAACGTATCCGCCATAAAATCTACCGTTTTCAAATTAAAAACATTGACATTATCAATATACACGGCATCTTCTCCAGCCGCTGATCCACTCGCTTTGGTGTATGACCACCTTAAAACATGTTGTCCTGGCGCAAAACCACAAGCAAATTGTGTCCAAGCAACCTCGCCCGAAAGCGGCTGTAATGCTTGTGCTCCATCCAAAGTAAAGACAAAATTATCCAAGTTTTTACTGCTAACTCTGGCTAAAAACTCACAATATCCGCCATTGCTCCCAGCAGTATAAATTAATTCGCAACTGCTTGTTTCACCAGTTGCTATAGATTTGCTCTTATAGCATTTTGTCCCTGCATATGGTGACACAGGCGATACCGACCAGTCTCCGGTAAAATTTAAAGTTAGATTCTTCCCCTCAAAATTCTCAAACATTTCATCTGCTCCTTAGGACGTTGCAACGATTGTGCTGCAAGCTACCGCCAAAGATACGGATGTATCATTTATTGGATCTTCTGTATCTACGGATTTTGCTTTTATCCAAAAGATCGTATTTGTTGTATCAATCCCGCTTGCAAGCGTCAGGGCTGCCCCGTAAGCCCCAAACGTTCCAGCAGCTCCTGCATTATCCTGTGCCAATGCCCACATAGCAGAGCTGGTTCCAGTCGGGGTAATTGTCGTCACCGCATCCGTCTTATAGCCGCTTTCACACCGGATCCCCAACTTAATGGCTGCACTCTCCTCATTTTTAATTGCATTCAATACAACTTTTAGCGGAGACAAGGTTGATCCTTCTGTTATATCTGTTCCGTCGGTTCCCCCTGCTGTTGGATTGTTCATATAAAGATGCATATACATCGCAAATCCTCCTATACTGCCCAAAATTCGAGCGTTACCGTCAGCTTATCTGCAAAACGGTCAACTCGCGTCCAAGATTTTACAACAACACGCCTTTTTCCAATAGATGCGCCATTTGTATCAATGACTTCCACCAAAGTCCGTGTTATCCAGTATTGTCTAATAGTTTCTGCATTTTTTGAATCAAAAACTGCCGTGCAGGCAATTGTTTCGCCAGCATCTACAACACCATAATCCTGCACATGGATTCCACCAATAATTTCAATTTTTGTTTGTCGATCGTCTGGCGTTACCGTCCATGAAGTAGGCCGCGCATACGATTTTGCATCCCCAATTTTAATAGCTATTTGAATCATCTCCTAACGCTTGCGCAATTGCCGGCTGAATCCGGTCAGCAACCCGGTCTGCCAATGCCGCAATATCTCCATCATCGCGCACTTGCGGATTGTTGATCTCAATATGGATTGTCGGGCTGATGGTCTTTATCGTATCCCCGCCACTGCCACCGCCATCAGGACTAAGGCCGTTCGCTACTAAAGTAGACATTTTATCCTTAAACGGTGCAAAAAAACGCTCGGAAGAAACTTCCCCCAACTGTGCGAAATCATCCGGCAATGCATCTAACGCTGCTGTAAGTTCGCTCGTATCGACGTGAACATTGGCATTAATGGCCTGTATGCCGCTATTTCGTAACGATGCAAGTTCTGGATCCATTTCAAGGCCTGGCACTAAATTATCTTTTGCATATTTCATTACATTAGAATATGTTCCCAAAAGTTCCGGCGTTATGATATCACTATCTTTGATCCCATTATCTTTTCGCATAAGTTCTAAAACTTGTCGTTTTGCGGCAGCTACGGCATCCCCTTTATTTTCATATAGATCATAAAATTTACTGCCGCCATCCGTTACCGTTGTACTATATGGCGTACTTCCCGACATTGCGTTTTTAATAATATCAAGATATTTCCTGTTTTCCTTCAAGGCGGATAGCGCCTCGTCTTGTTGGGCTTTTCTTTTTTCATGTTCTGCCCATTGTGTTGCCCTTACTTCATCAAGGCCTTTTTTCTCCCACGCACGTTTTTCACGGTCTATATCATCCAACCGATTTTGTAAAGATGACTTCCAAGCAGAATCTATTTTGGCAACAACATTTGTTTCAAAATCCTCATAAATTTTAGCTTTGGCCGCAGATACCTGCTCATCTACAATTCCGCCATTTGCTCCGGCTTTTTTCCAGGCTTCTGCTTGCTGTTCTGCCGCATGAACGGAATTTTCTATATCTGTATGGTTTAAATTAAACAGGCTGCTACTAACCTCTTTATTTATGGCTTCTATTTGCTCTGCCATCTTTTTTCTAGCTTCCAAAATCTGCAAATCGGCCAGTTCTTCAGCTTTCACCCGGTCAACGCCTAATTTATTTATAGCTTCTTCCTCTTCTTTTCGAATCCGCTTTTCTTGTTCGTGGTATTCAGTTTCTGCAGGATTATGGGATAAAGAATACTGTGCGGATTCTATCGCAGAATCATATTCTGTATTTTTAGCGGCTGACATTCTAGCTTTTTGCTCGGCATTAATACGTTCAGATTCTTCCTTTGCCCGCTGCTTATCTTCTGCCGCTTTTTCTTCCGCCTTTTGGTTTGCTTCTTCCGCAGCTTCTGCCCGCTTTTTCTTCCACTCTTCAAACCCATCATCAAAAACCGTGGTAGCTAATATCGGTGAAAGAAATCCGGTCGTAGCTGCTACCTTAGAATGTTCATCAACCATATACCTTTGAGCCGTTATACTCTCTGATATGCTTTTCGCATTTATTCCAACAGCGTCCAGTATACTCCCTGCTCCCTTTAAACCCTCGCCGCCAATATGAACTAAATCCCCAAAAGCTTCTGCCAAGCTTCTAACAGAATCTTTATTTGCATTTATTGCGCCAACTAAAGTCGTTAATCCACTTGTTATCTCTGGTATCATTGCCTGTGCAATCGGTAACAATGCAGCACTAGCTGATAGACCAAGTTGGGACATTTCGACATTCATCATTTTCCATTTTTCATTTAATTCATGTGCTTCTTGTGGATTCAATAGCCCTGTACTTTTTATTTGGCTTGCTTTTTCTTGAAGTTTCGTATAATTTTCAAGAATAGGCACCAGTTCAAGGCCTCTTGACCCCAATGCACCAGCCACAAACTCTTCTTCCATTCCAGCTTTCGCAGCATTAGAATATCCTTCTGCTAACGCTGCAAGCTGATCATTTATAGGCAAAATGTTTCCTGCGCTGTCCTTCAGCGATATATTAAATTTCTCTAATGTTTTTGTAGTTTCATTGCCGCCCTCACCCGCACTAAGCAACTGCCTGTCCAAACGTACAAAAGCTGGGATCACAGATTCTAAGTCTGCCCCGCCTATCTTAAATATTTTCCCCATTTGTACAGCTTCGGCAGATGTTAAATGCATTTTTTGCTGCAATTTCCAAACAGCTTCTCCTGCATTCATTGCCGCTTTCGACGCTTCGGCAATTCCGTACATAGAACCACCTATCGCGGCTGCACCTAATCCAACCGGCCCCATTCTAGACAATGCACCAGCTGCCATTGCTCCAGCGCCACCAGCAGCAGCAGTTTGCACGCCAGAAACTGCTGTATTTATTTTTTCACTTGCTCCAATTGCCTTATTTGCCGTAGACGGAACCTTTTCGCTTTCTTTTCTTGCCTGGCTTACCTTGTGTAGTTGCGCTTCGAGATCCGCCATTGCTTTTTGTTCGTGCAAGAGATCCGTTTTTATCTTTTCTGAGGCTGCGCTTTCTGCCCCCTTACTTTTGATGCTTTCCGTATGGGCATTTTTTAAAAGATTATATTTTTGCCGCTGCAAATCCAACTGTTGGTTCAGTGCTTTTTCCTTAATGGCAAGCAGCTCTGAAGCTTTTGCCGCCGGGCCTAAAGAAGAGGTATCTATGTCAGCCTTTAACTGTATATTCATTTTTTTACGATCAAGATCGGATATTCCTTGTGATAGCGTTTCTCGCAACCGTGCCGTAGACAGATTTTTTAATTCTGCTTCCATATCTGCAAAAGCTTTTTGTTCACGCAATAAACTGGTTGCTGTCCTTCTTGTCAAAGGATTATCTGCACCATTATTTTGAACATTAGACATATTGGTGGCCTGCGCCAATGCTACTTTTTGCCGTTGCAAATCCAGCTGCTTCGTAAGAGCTTCTTCTTTTATCCTAAAAGCTTCCATCGCTTTATCTGCCTTATCAAGCCCCGCAAGATCTACATCCATTTTTAAACGCAATTGTGTTTTTTCGCTATTCATCCGCGACATGTTTTGTGCAACAGTCTTATCAGCTGCCACCATATCCATATTCAATTGGTCAAGGTCTAGCCCCAGTGATAAATATAATCCGCCAACTTTTTCCCCTGACTTCCCCAAAACTGCACCCCCCTTACATAACTTCATCAATATACGCTGTGTTTTTCTTTTCATCCATTTTGCTTTTGACCACAATAATATCCATGAGATAATCCAGCTCTGTATTGTCGATCTGCTCTTTTGTCCAGCCATAAGCTTCATGGAAATTTGTATAGAATCCAATTACACTTTCATACGCCGAAAGTTTTATTTTCCTTCCGGCGTTTCCCCGTTTGGGATTTGCTCAAGTTTTTTGGTGGCAACATCGATAACCCACGCATAAATTTTTCTATATGTCGGGACAATTTCTTCCAGTTCCACCTGCTCCATAATATCTTCTGCCGTCACAGCTCCACCAAAAGCAAGTGCTATAACTTTTGCATATTTGTCCATGAGTTCACCATCTGTAAACTCTTTCTTTTCATCAGCAAACTTCATAACTTCGCGCCAAATTTTTGCCTTTGGGTTCCCTGGGCGCATTGTTTTTCCATTGATTTTTAATTCCGGTACTATTTTTTTCTGTTCAGCCATTCCATATTTCCCCTTTCAAAATAAAAAAAGAGCGCAAAAGAGTGCGCTCTATGTTCTATACTGTTGGTGCTGTTGGTTCAACGGCAGTGTACCAACCGGTGCCAACGGCTGCGGTATATCCTTCTGCGTCCTCGTCAGCTGTGCGATCCCATGCCGAATCATTCTGCCGGATAACGAACTTTCCTTCAAGTTTCGCCGTCTGGAAATTGACCTTATCATCTTTTGTTTTGGTATTTTCTTCCGGCTCCTGAAATTTCCCTTTTAAAAGTTTTTTATAACGGATTTTCCCGTTGCTTTTGACCGACTCAAACATAATTGCAACGTATGGCGATTTATCTGTCGACTTTTTCGTCATAACACCGCCGGTAACCGTATGCCCCAAAAGATCTGCAGCGATCGTTGGCCCTAAATCCGCCATGTCAATGGTTACTCCGATATCCCCCAGCACCGTATCCGTTTCATACGGCCCATCATCGGCGTATAATGTCGCGCTATTACTTCCCGGTTTAATATCCGCTGAAATAACCCCAGGAACGGCCACCGGCGTTCCATAGGTAACCCCTGTTGCATCGTCTTTTGTCAATTTTGCGTAATGTAAATTTCTCAATCCTACAATTGCCATTTTTTTACTCCTCCAAACCTATTACATATCTAATAATTTTCATTCGGCTTTCTTTATCTCTCAATCCTGTACTGTTAGCCCTCATAAATCCTAAGTTCCCCATAATCGCCTTTACTCGTGATTCAATGGCATCATATTCGCCGAAGTCCGTGACTATGCTGATCTGCATAGTCACGCGCCTAGCTTTTTCGGTGTCATCCGCTACAAGTGCCGGCACATCACTGATCGTAGCAAAAACAACCGCTGGATGGTCTGCCGCATTCGGCAAATACCCTTCATAAATACTATTTATGCCGTTAAATAGCAAGGCAATCAATTCCTGATCACTTCTCAACGCATTATTCACGTCCGCTTCAATGCTCATTGTCTAATTGCTCCCTTAATGGCTTCTATGATGCTTTCTTTCACTTTATCACGCTGCGCATCAAATGCAGGATACAAAAACGGACGATTTATATTTGGCGAAAATTCCACATATTGGCCATAATATTCACCATCTTTTGCCTTTGCATCCGCTTTTATGGTAATCCTTGCCCCATTTTTTGAGGCTACAGCCCGAATGCTGTCTCTTAATGTACCTTTTCGCACAGGGCAACGCCCTTTTGCTTCCTGCACAATCGCATCTGCACCAGCCGCTAATGCCTTTTTTGCAGCTTCTATTACGTGTTCGCCTAATTCTTCCAGCTGTTTTGTGGTTTTCCCTGCGCCGCCAGCGCTGAAAGAACCACGTTCAAATCCTTCCTTGCTTCTGTTTCGCCTACTCATGATTGCACAAACTCCCGGCAGTTAAGCTGTAGCCACTTATTTCTGCCCTCTACGTTAATAGGTGCATGTACCATTCGGAGCGTCTTTCCCTGCCAAATAACACGATCGGGGTAAACTACATCGGCCCTATATCGCATGATAATTTTATAATCAATTTCGTTGACATCTTCCGCCTCTCCATTAACATTTTTTGCATCATAGGCTTTTACAGATGCCCAGACAGTACAGCGCGGCTGGTTTCCATAGGTATATGTTACATTGCCCTTTGTTCCTTGCTGACGAATGGCTGCTTTGATGCTGATTCGCTGATCCAAGTCATCAATATTCGTCTTTTTCAAAATGTAACCTTCATTTCTCAAGTCCCTTCACCACCCCAATACTGCATTTGCGTAATTGTAGACCGAACCGCAAAGCTGAAATCACTCAATCCGCTGCCAGGGCTTCGGTTTTCATACATTTCGCTAATCAAAGCGAGTTTTGCCATCTCTGCTAGTGCCAAAAAATCAGCATTCGCAAGATTTAATGCATAATTTGTTACCCCGCTTCGCAAATAAGATTCTGCAGCGTTCATAAATCTTTCCAAAATAATATTCTCCGCATCAGAATCAATGCGGAGATATTCTTTCACATCATCAAGTGTGAGGCTCATGCCATTCACTCCTTGCCTTATCCAATTTTAATATTTGCATAGTGCATGGCATCTTTATCGGCGACAACAGTATCAAAACGTTCTACCGCGCGGATCATGGTTGCATACGTGGTGAATCCTGCTTCGGTAGATACAGCAACCTCCACACCCGCTCGATCAAAGAAGTGAATCGCATCTGCCATAGAACCAATAACAAACGGCGCATACGTTGTACCTGCCGTTGTTGTCGTATCGTTTGCAAGCAACGAATCTTTCAGCATAATGATTTTGCGTCCTTTAAATACATACTGCGTCGGATCTGCAAGGCTTTGCGTAAGCAGTGGCCGTTTTTGTGCATCAACAAGGTTGTCCAAATAATCATAACCGCTTTGATTCGTGAAAATTCCTGCCGTTGCACTAATTGCCGGATCAAGCACTTTGTTCAGCACCGTCTGGATTCCTTTATAATCTTCGTATTGCTCTGCAGCAAGTGTCTTAATAATGCTTAAAATCTTATCGTTTTCCGTGTTAATTGCTTTCTTCACAAAGCGTTGCCCAATAAGATCCATGATACTTACATCCGAATCCGCCAACAGCTCATTCGAGACCGGAATAATGTCCCCGTATGATTTTATTTTGTAAGCCAATTGGCCAAAATCAAGATCATCCGTGTTGATTTTAGTGATTTCATCAAAAGCAATAAGCTTCCCATCCTCCTCGCCCATGGTTGGCTGTTTACCTTCTTTGCTCCCTGCAGGACGAACCATGCAATAGGATTTTAAAGACACATAGGCGCGGCGAAGTTCTGAAATCTGCTGGAACTGTTCGGTAGGTACAAGATACCCACCCTTTCCATCGTTAGATTCCACCATCCCCGGCGATCCTGCTGCATTCATGATTTGTTTTTCTTCATCGCTTAATGCGCCCCGGCCTAAAACAAGTTTATTAAAGATCCGGTTAACCGCCGATTTGTTTTGTACTAAATTTGCGGAAACAGATGTTGCTTCCGGGGTGAAATTCTTAAAATCAGCCTGTTCAAGTGCAGCCTGTACCTGATATTCCCTCGATAAATCCATTAATTCTTTTGCTTTCATTTCAGCCTTATCCCAGGTTTCAGCTGCCTGCAATCCTTCCAAGTCCTTGCGAACAGTTGCCATTTGCTGCTTAATTTCTGTTGATTTTTTCATAAAAATTCGCTTCCTTTCGCTAATGCGCTCATGATTAATATTTTTCTTTTTTGTAAAATAACTTTTTCTTTCTTTGCCTGCTCGCCGTCTTCGGCCTTTGGCGGCCGGGGCGGATCTCTTGGCGGTTCCTTTGATGCTGCTGCTTTATTTTCCGTCAAAAATTTAATATTCGCGGGCGGATTTTTAAACAGTTGCGGCATATTACAAGCGCAGGCGACCATATCCACCGGATCAAGTACTTCAATTTTGAAAATTTCAGCAGCTTCTTCCCCGGTCAACCAGGTTTCTGCATTTGTCATAGTACTGATCTGTTCAGCGGTTACGCCATCCTTTGCATTATCAAGATACATAGATTCTAAACCGCGTTGAACGGTATTCAGCATCTCAGCCGCCCGATTCATTCCATTAGCATCTCCGCAAACACTGCTCCAAGGCTTATGAATCATTAAATATGTGTTCTTTGGCATCTTCTTTACATCGCAGGCAAAAAACGCCTGTGTGGCAATACTAGCTGCCAGACCGTCCACGATCGCAGTTGTCTGTCCATCGTGGCGTTTCAGCATATTTGCTATAGCAATGCCTGCAAATACATTCCCGCCATCGCTGTTAATATATACTGTCAGATCTTTCCCTTTCAGAGAATCCAGCTGGGCTTTCACATCTGCCGGAAAAACATATCCTTCAGGATCATCCCAAAAATAATTTTTGTTGGTATCATCCTGAACCGTTCCCGAAAGATACATCTCCGCAGAAGAATCCGTCTGATTTTTTATTTCCAAAAATTTACTCACTCTATTCACCTCCCTTCATTGGTTCCTGTGTTCCTTTATATGCGTTTCCCACATCAGCCAGCTTCACATAGCTTCCATTTGCCAATATAACATCCCCATCTGGTTCCGGCGGCAGACCGGCATTTCGTCGGCCTTCATTTACGGTATACACGCTTCCAGTTACATATTTATTAATCATTTCAGCTTGCTGCACCGGATCACCACGCAAAATCATACTGACATTAAACTCAAAGCCTAGACCTTGTTGCTGCTGTTTGGAAGTCAGCAGCTTTCTTTTCATTTCCTGTTCGTACAAAGTCACATTGTAAAGCAGCGTATCAACGTAAAAAGTCAAGTTCTGCATACTACTGTTTGCATAACTTGACTTCTCATAATTATTTAAATGATTCGGCATAACCCCGAAAGCAGATGCTATTTGCAACCCACTAAATTTCTTCAATTCATAAAACTGTGAATCTGTTAATTTCAAATCCAATGTCTGCAGATCAAACCCTAGTGGCAGTGGAATAATGCGATCCGTATTTTTGCCGGCAAACTCGGTCATTTTCTTAATCAGTTCCTTTTCCTTCCCCTTGTCCAAATCACCAACATATTTTACAACGGCATTTGCGGTCAAGCCTTTTTCGTATAAATTCGTCAAAAACTTTTGGGAGGCTTTGCTGCCTTTCATATATGAATGCAGAATCTCTCTTACACTTTTCCCGGCCAGCCCGGAACGCTCTGTTACCCAGCTTTTCACATGAAGAACATCTTCCGGGGCAAACCAATATGTTTTCCCTGTCTGGCTGTCTGTATAAAAATAATAATAATGCCTGGATGTAAACTGTTCTGTATTATTCACCCAGATTTGCACCATTCGAGGATCTAGCGGGTACAGTCCCGTTATATTCCCATAAATATCTCTGCTAATAAATGCATATCCATTGCCGTTATGGTTGCGGCAAAACTCCATATAAGTAAAAAATTGTGCCGGTGTCATAATCGGATTCGGCTGCACATTCAAAATCGAATATGTTTCATGATCCAAAATCCTGTTTTTGTCCATATCCTTCAAATGCACAGGCATTTTCCCTAATGATTCAGATAATTTTTTCATACAGACAAAATAGGTTATTTCAGAAATGTCTGGTGTATATTCCCCGTCATGATTATTAAAAAACCAGGAATTTATATCCGACATACTTATTGTTCCAGACGATTCATTTTTAACGCTTCCAAATATTTTATTTAAAATCCCCATTATCAGTCTCCTTTCTCGTTAATTATTCCCCCAGCATGGCCGCCCAGGCATCAAACGCTTCGTTGGCACTCATTTTCCCATCATTTTTATTGAGGAAATGCATTTTCCAGGCATCAATAATGGCATCCACAACATCAATTCGATCTGTTTGCGTCATTTTGTCCACCTTGATTTCTCCGAAACTATTTTTTGTCGTAATGGCATTTATAATGCTCCATGTCAGCAAAGCATTTTCTTCATCATAAAGCAGCATAGTTGCTTTTACGGTCAACTTAAAGTCCTGTGTTGCATCGCTCAAACTTTTCGCCGACTGAACAATTTGCGTCAAATCACAAGGTAAAACCCCTTCCAAGTCGGATAAAAATGCGCTGGCATTGTGTTCATCATATCCGCAGCCGATTACTTCGATATCGTATTCTTCAATAATCGATTCCAGTTCGACAATGATTACTTTATAATCGGTTTTGATTCCATACATGCCGCTTGTCAGCGTCAATAAACCACGTTTTACCCACATACGATACGGCGCATCATCTGTTTTCTCATGTTCAGCCAAGCGCAATTCTGGCATATAGCTATGCGACCATACATAAGCCTTTCCATCATCTAACGGAAATACCAGCGCAATGCTGGTCAAATCTCCCCCACTGGACAAATCAATCCCCAAATAACATTTCCGCCCGCGCATATCCGCCAGTTTCATTTTAGAAGCACACATCTTCCATTTATCCAGGTCAATAAGCGCGCCACCGGCATACGCAATCCAAACATTTAGAGATTTAGTCATGAAGTTCGCCAAATCATCATCCTGTTTTTCTTTTGCATCAATGGCTTTTTCTCCCATGCGCGCCAACATCCCTTGATTTAAAGCGATATCATCCACCCACAAATTAAAAGGATTCGCTTTCGCCCAATTCCGGCAATCCCAAATATCATCTTCCTTATCCATTTCAGCAATATAAATGAACAAAGATTCTTTTTGTATGTTTCCGGATAAAATCTTTTTACAAAATTGGTACTGCTTATAACACGGACTATTCAAATCAACGCCAGCTGTTGTAATGGATATTGTCAGTGCGTTGTCCACTGTAATCTGTCCATCAAGCATTAATTTATACATCTGATTTGTCGGGTGCGCGTGATATTCATCGACAATAGCAAGCACGGATCTGAATCCATCTGCCGTTTTAGTATCACGACCGATTGCTTTTATCGCACTTCCTGTAACCAGGCTCAAAATCACACGTTCATGCTCTCTTATTTTATAAAGCTCATTCAAATCCGGATCTGATTCTATAAATTTTTGCACTTCTTCCCAGACAATGTTCGCCTGATCCTGCTTCGTAGCTGTACAAAAGATTCTGCCATATCGGTACCCACTGAAAGTAGCAAAATCGTTGCAAAGTTCCCCGCC